CGTAGATAAAGACCTGCCGCCGCTGGCAGAAGAGTTCGACCCGCTGCACAATCGCACCCTCGACGGTGACATGAATGCTGCGCGTTGGGCACATGACCACAAACTTGTCGTTCGTTTCCGCCGTGCTCCGATCCTGAATCCGCGCAAGTCGACCGATGAAGGCCGCGCCATTTTCGACGAAAAGGACTTCATCACCATCTGGACACCGGGTTCGCAACTGACTGTTGTGGATGCCCCGATTGACTCGGGCTACTACCTGCAACGCTTCCGCAAGAAATACGAAGAGTGGAAGGCCGGCATCGAAGCGGCTGTCAGCGGCACCCCGTTGGAGAGCTTCCCGTTCCTGTTCCAGAAGGTCGGCCTCACCGCCGAACTCAAGGCCATGCACATCCACACGGTTGAGCAACTGGCTGAACTGCCCGACAGTGCTGTTCAGAAGATCATGGGTGGTATCGAGCTTCGTAAGCAGGCGTCGGACTGGTTGAGCAAGACCACCGCCAAGGCTGCAGACGAAGAGAAACAGGCGCTCAAGGATCAACTGGCTCAGTTGCAGGAGCAAGTGGCTCAGATGCTCGCCGCTCAACAGTTGCCTGCGCCGACTGTTCCTGCTGCGGAACCACCTTCGTTCTTGGCTACGGACACCGCTCCCTCGAAGAAAGGTAAGTAATCATGGAAGGCGAACAGAACGTCCTGTGGGTAGTTCAGCAAGCGATGGCTGAACTCGGGCTGCCGACGCCGCGTGAAGTTGCGGCCTCGCAAGACGATCTTGTTCGCCAGTTCGTTGCCTTGTTGAACAGGTGCGGCTATGAGTTGGTTCAGGGCTACCCGTGGGAACAGTTGGACAAACAGTTCATCATTGAAACTGTCGAAGGGAAGTCAGAATACGACCTCCCATCTGACTGGTCGTATTTCATCGACCAGACTCAATGGGATCGCACAAACCACTGGCCTCTCCTTGGCCCGAAATCCCCGCAAGAATGGCAGTGGTTGAAGGGCGGGTTGTTGTCTTCCGGCCCCCGGCTGCGTTATCGCGTGTGGGGCGGCAAATTCAACCTGTTCCCTACGCCCTCGGCCACCAATACGCCGTCGCCTGACACCAACACGGGCGTTTTCGCCCCTTGGACGCTGGCGATGGAATACATCAGCCGCAACTGGTTGGCCTCTGCGAGCGAGGTCAACACCACTTACGACATGATTCAGGACGATACCAATATCGTGCTGCTCGATCCGTGGGTTGTCACGGCCTACCTGAAACTCAAGTTCCGCGAGGCGAAGGGGCTGGATGCGACCGCCTTCAAGGAAGATTTCATCAACATCTTCTGGTCACGTACCGGTAAGAACAAGGGCGCTCCGATCCTGACGATGGCGCCCCGCGCTCGCACGATGCTCATTGGCGTGAACAACATCCCTGATGGATCGTGGTCAGTTGGAACGGGCGGTATCTGATGCAGACCTCCAAAGTCCTCACTAGGCCCGCCCCCGTCAAAGGCATCAACGCCTACGACTCCATCGGGTTTATGCCCGAGGGGTTTGCCCTGACGCTCCGCAACCTGTTTGCGCAGCCCTATGGCTGTCAGGTTCGGCATGGGTATGTGCGTCATGTGGTCGATCTCCCCGGCCCGGTGGAAAGCCTCATGTCCCACAACACAGGTGCCGGTCCGAAGCTATACGCTGTCGTGAATGACAGCGGGGATGCGGCCCTGTACGACGTGACTGTGCCGAATGCCGATGGCGTGTTTGAAACCAACCTGACGGGCAATGCCCGCTGGCAGCACGCTAATTTCCCGAACCCTGCGGGCGTGTTCCTTGTGGCTGTGAATGGGGAATCCGATGGTGTGTTGATTTACCCGAACGGGGATGTCGAGCGGCTGACCGAAGGTGACGGGGTGGCCCCGAACACAGTCAAGAACGTCGATCCGTCGAAGTGGATTCAGGTTTACTCGCATCAGAAGCGGCTGTGGTTCGTGGAAACCGGCTCCACCCGGGCGTGGTATTTGCCGCCCGATCAGGTATTCGGGGAAGCCACCATGTTCGACCCCGGCCCCAACTGGACGCGGGGCGGCGAGCTTCGCATGGTTATCACCTGGACTTTGGACACAGGAAATGGCTCAGATGACCACCTTGCGTTTATCAGCAGTGAGGGCGAAATCTCCGTGTACAACGGGATTGATCCAGACAATGCGGACACATGGGCGCTCGCTGGTGTCTACTTCGCAGGCGCTCCCGTGGCTGGAAATCGCTGTGCTTGTCGCTTTGGAGGTGACATTCTGGTATTGACGCAGTTCGGGGTAGTCTATCTATCCGACCTGCTAAAATCCACGAAGGTCAATCCTTCCCAAGACAACTCGGGCAAGTACGTTCAACAGTTGGTGTCGAAGGCCGTAAGTCTTCACGGCGACATGTTCGGCTGGCAACCGTTCATCTTCCCCGGCGAAAACATGATTATGGTCAACGTGCCGAGCACGGAAACCACGTCCTACCAGTACGCGCAGAACGACATCACGAAGGCATGGAGCGAGTTCCTCGGGTACAACGCGAACTGTTGGGAGCTTCATCAGCAGATGCCGTTCTTCGGCAGCTTCGGGGGCGTGTATCGCGCTTGGGAGCAATTCACCGACGATGCTGTGGTCGCCAACGATGGCACAGTCACCCTCGGGGCCGAAATCCGCAGTGAGGGCATGCCCTGCTTCTCGTTCTTCAACGAAGGGCCGTTGCAGAAACAGTTTCACCTCGTTCGCCCCGTCATCGTCTCAGCCGGCCAGTTTTCGCTGTCTTACTCAGTGAACGTGAATTACGGCTTCAACGGCCCACTCTCCCCCGCCTCATTCGACACTTACCAACCGGGCAAGTGGGACGAGGGATTGTGGGACGAAGCCCAGTGGGCGGGTGGTCTGCGGACGTTCGTGGATTGGTTGGGGGCCGAAGGTATCGGCATCAACGCCACCCTGCGACTGTTGCTGTTGTCCTCCAGCGAAACCTATTGGGCCAGTACCGACTGGCTGTACGAACCGGGAGGTGTGCTGTGATTAATGTGATGACGGGAACAATGACCCCTGAACAAATGGCGATGCAGCAACATATCGCCGAGGCGTTGCGCGCACCGCAGGTGCAACAGATGGCGCAGTCGCACACGGGTCAAGCGGCTCCACAATCGTCTGCCCCGGGGCAAATGGGACAGGCTATTGGCGACTTCGCTTCCCCTATTGCGAAGGCGCTTGGTGGGTACGTCGGCAACAATCTAGGGGCGTCGATGAAGTACGGCACGAATCCGTTCTCGCAACAGACCAATATGCTGGCTGCTCAAGATGCAGCTTTCCTTTGATTTCCCCCGCGTATCGCAGTTCGTCAGTGCTCTGACCAACTGCACCATTCCATCCTCTGGTGGTGCGGCGATTGGTCTTCTTCGGGATGACGAGATTGTGGCGGGGGTTCTTTACGAAGACTTTACCGGGGAGGGCGGTAGCATTACAGCGACTATCTCTGTCGCCCCCGGTGCGGTGATGACTAAAGAATTTGTGAGTGCCATTTTCGCGTACCCTTTCAAACAGTTGGGTGTTGGGAAGATAATTGCGCTAGTGTCGAGCACCAACTGGAAATCGGCGCGATTGGTGAAGCACATGGGTTTTGTTGAAACGGCTGTTGTTCAGGGATACTATCCTGATGCAGACCTGATTGTTTTTGAAATGTCTGCCGCGAACTGTCGCTGGCTTGGAGAAGAACATGGGAAAGGGTAGCAAGGCACCCGCTGCGCCAGATTACACTGCTATCGCGCAGCAGCAGCAACAGCTTGGTCAGCAGGCGTGGAACGCCGCGCTCAACGCGAACCGTCCGAACCAGTCCAACCAGTTCGGCAACCTGACGTGGGAGCAAGACCCGACCACGGGTCAATGGACGCAGACGAGCACGCTGAATCAGCAACAGCAGGACATCTTCAACAGTCAGCAGGGCAACCAGCAGGCGTTGGCGGATGTGACGGGTAACGCGCTGCGTGGCTTCGATACCAGTCAGGTCGATTTCTCCGGCCTCGGCGCCATGCCGCAGGTCGGCGGCTATAACCAACAGGCCATCGACACCTACCGCCAACTGCAAGCGCCGCAGCTTCAACAGCAGCGTAATGCCGCCGAGGCGAAGCTGGCCGCCATGGGCCTGAATACCGGTAGCGGCAAGGCGTGGGAGAACGCTCAGCGCGCTATCGGCACCAACGAGAATCAGGCTGACTTGCAGGCGATTCAGGCCGGCATCGGTCAGGGTAATACCGAGTATCAACAAGCGATGGCGGGGCGCCAACAAGGCGTCAATGAAATCCTCGGGCAGAAACAAGCCAACCTCGGACAACTGTCGGGGCTGTTTGGTGTTGGGCAGGCAATGGGTGTGCCGCAGTTCAATTCGTTCCAAGGCGTGCAGCCATACAATGTTGCTGATTTGACAGGTGCCGCTCAAAACCAGTATCAGTCGCAACTGGATCAATATAACGCCAAGAAAGCCGGCAGCGGTGGTTTGCTCGGTACGATTGGCGGTATCGCGGGGTCGTTCCTTGGGCCAGTTGGCGGGGCCGTTGGTTCGGCCATCGGCAAGTCCATCGGAGGCTAAGATGGCAGGACTTATTTCCCCGATTGCTGACCTCGAACAGCAAAACATCGACCGGCAGATGGCCTATGCGGACGCCCTTCGCAAGAAGGGTATGCAGACTGACGGCCAGATGGTCGGTCGTATCTACGTCGCCAAAAACCCGTGGCAAAACTTCCTCGAATCGGCGTTTGGCTCGGGCATCGCATCGAATCAACAGCAACAGGCGGAACAGCTTCGCAACACTCGCCAGCAGCAGCGCAACCAACTGTTGTCTTCGATGCCGAGCGAATACACGCAGGCCGAAGTGCAGCAGTCCACGCCAGAGCAACAGTTCGGCCCGACGCAGGCGCCTGTTGAGCAGACGACCGTTCAACGCCCGCTGCGCGAGTACACCGACGCCATGAACCGTTGGTCGCTGCAAGCCGCGAACGTTCCCGGCATGGAGGGTGTTGCCGGCTTCGGCTTGCAACAGTCACTCGCCGCACCCGAGAAGCGGGCTGCTGCGGAAGAGGCTCGCAAACAGCGGGTCTTTGAAATGACGCAAAAGGCGATTGAGGCACGTCAGACGCAACAGGAACGGCTCGACGCAATCGAGCGCGAAAACCAGCGCAACCGTGACGCTCGTCGCGACATGGTGACGCTGGCGGCATCGCTCCGTCCTGCTCCGGCGCCGCACACGGCTATTTCCTACGACAAGGAAGGAAACGGTTATCTTGTCGACCTGCGGACTGGTGGTGAAACTCCGCTGGAGCATGTTGGAAAAACGCCCCCGGGTGCCGGTGGAAGGGGCGGTAAAGGCCCGACACCGGAACAGGCGAAAGCTTATGAACTCGAATCGCTTGACGAGCTTATCCGTCGCACGAAGGAGTTGAAGGGGTCGCCCGGTCTATCGACTGTTACCGGCCCTGTCGCTGGCCGCCTTCCGGGCGCTGCTTTTATGACCAATCAGGACGCCTCGAACGCTGTTTCCACCTACGACAAATACATGGAGTTTCTGCAGACCAAGGGTCTGCAGGACTTGAAGGCTCGCGGTATTTCTCCGGGCAGCGTTACCGAAAAGGAATGGCCGAAATTCGTTGCCCGCCTGACCAGCCTTGATCGTGTGAAGGGCGGTAAAGAGGTCAATTCGGAGCTTGATCGCATGATGGTGGACGCCTACAACACGCGCGCCAAGGTGAGCGGAACAGGCGACACTTTCCACAACGTCGACGGTCGCATCTATCGGTTGCCGACTGGCGCCGATCCGAAGCGCAAGTCGTCCTACGAAGAGGTGCAATGATGGGTGCTCCTTGGGAGATCGACGACACAGGCGGTTCCTCGGCGAAACAGTCGAGTGACACCCCTTGGGAGATCGACGATGCCCCGAAGGCGAAGCCGTCGAAGAAGTCTGCGCTTCAACGCACACTGGACTACGCTCAGGGCGCTGTTGTCGGGCCGCTGGAAGCGGGCGCTCAGATGCTCAGTGGGATGGCGGCGATGCCGATTGCGGGCGTTGCCGGCAGCGTTCGTGCGCTGTTCCCGGGTCGCGAAGGTGTTGGCGCTGAAACAGTCAAGGATGTGTCCGAGGCGCTGACCTATCAGCCAGTCACCAAGGCTGGTCGTGACGTGTCGGCGGCTCTGGCTGTTCCATTCGAGAAAGCTGGTGAGGGTCTTGGGTGGGTAGGCGGCAAGGTCGGCGGCATCTTGGGCAACGAAGCCGCTGGTCAGGGGATCGGTGAGAATCTTCTGCCTGTTGCGATGACTGTTCTTCCCGCGCCGAAGATTCTGCGCAACGCTCGGGCGGCGGGTGAGCGCGCTGCTGCCGCCAAACAGCTAGAACTTGAAACGGGTGCCCGGAGGAACGCGCCTGTGCTCGATGCGCTGGCCGCTGCTGAAAAGGAAGGCATT